CATCATCATCAATTTGCTCAAACGGAAAACCATTTACTATCTCAGGCTCAACAAGAATAGAGTTGCCAGCAGTTGGGGCAATAGCCCCGATTTCCATTGGCCCGCTATACGGTATGCCAGACGAACAGCGCAATTTAACCTTTAGCTGACCAGCACCCGCAATGCCGTAATCCCAATCCGCCCACATAACGTCCTGAACTTCGGACATAGTTGCGTAGGTATTAGCATCCGCTTGGGCGGCTGGGTTTGTATCAATAATATAAATAGATGTAGGCATTACAGCACCTCGATATTAGAAATTGTAATTGTAGGGCCGTATACTGGTTCGATAATTACGACATCACCTACAGCAGCAATATTAACCATTGCAAGCTGACCGCCTAACCCGATTGTTAAAACAACATCGCCGGCCAGTGAATTTCTGACCATTAAATCTTCTAGCTTTATCTCTGCCATATTAGCTGTGCGTTACATACGCTCCGTTGAATGTTAAATAGTCGCCGTTAAATGTAATGGCGTTAGGTGGAATTATTGTCGGCGCATTACTAATAATAGCCCTGTACGACACCGAAATAGGAATTTTTACATACGCCTCAGAATAGAGTGGCTGAGCATGGTTAACGCCTTCTATAATAACCGTTACGCCGTCATAGGTTACTAACTGGCCTCTACTGAATTCAGCAAGCACCAAGTCAACTTCAGTCTTCAATGACCCGCTAGGCTTACCAGCTTGGCCACAAACCATTATTTGATATATGCCCGTATGGTCATTGCTGCCCGTATTTTCCATTCCAATAATAACCACATCAGCAGGCAATAAATTCTGTCGAAAATGAATGCCCGTCAAGCTTGGCTCTGTTCCGTCATTGTAAAAATCCCACTCAACAGGGATTGATTTGCCAGTTGCGTAAGCGTTTAATTTTTGATTGAGTGCCTGCTCTATTTCGATAGCCATTATTTTCTCAATTGCACATAGTAAATAACTTCATCACCAACCAAGCCGATAGCGTCAGAGTTCATCACCCTGTATTCAGTGCCACTAATCGAACAAGTCCAATTAGGGAGCGGCTTAGTTGTCAGCTTCTCAGTTAGCAGCTTAATATCAGAACTCAATATCGTGTCGCTAACTTCCATTTTGCCAAACTTAGTCGGGAATGCCTTAGCTGTTTCATTGTTAGCCACTCCGCCCGTTTCAGTCATTAAAACAGGGTCGTAAGTCGCACCAGCTTCATAGCTAAAGATAACATCTTGGCCATACTTAGCTAAAAGCTTACTAGCTAGAGCTGCCTTGTCACTGTAGAAAGTCATAAGCGAGTTACTGCAAAGTTAGAAAAACCACCCTTAAACGCCAATAAAGGCTGAAGGTATGCGTTAATCTTTGGATCGTAAGACCTGGAGCTTGCGCCGTCTTGATACTCAACCTCAATCACATCTACTTTTTCACGCTTAATCGCTGGGCTAATAGTTCCCATGGGATTTACGCCAGAGTCGATCGATAGCGCCGTAACTATTTGAGCGCTTTTAAGGTCGCTAGGTATTTCATCGTCATCAATAGATTCACCATCAACAACAACGCCAGAGCGTGGCCATTGAAGCGGCTGAGCGGTTGAAGTCTTGGAGCCTTGGTAGCTGCGAGTTTCTAGCGTATCCATCGACAACAATAAAAGATGGTCAGCAGAACCCGTAAGAGTTATACCTCTGTCATTGGCATAAGCCGTTAGCTCAGCCTCAGATACATAGCTGTTAGCTAAAGGATTCGCCCCTGTTCCATCTTCTACTACAATCGACATTTTAAAACTCTCTGTTATTCATAGTGTAAATATACCACACTCATTAAAACTATAACAAACTTACAAAAAGTCATTATTAACAATAAGCGTGGGTATTCTTATACTGACCCGACCCGTACCGGTTTCTGTCTTGGCTGTAAACCAAGCATCAGTCTCTTCAGGTATCGAGGTGAATTTAAAGTCAACTTCAGTAGTCGTCTGATAAACACTAACAACATTAGTATTAATGGGCGGCAATAATCCTAGCGGGTTTCGCACATTCCAAAAGAAGTCGTTATCTCTGTTTTTTGGCGAGCTGAAATAACCACTCAATCCGAAAGCAGTGTGATTTCTTGGCACAGTAAAAAGCGCCATGGATCGTGTTTGTGTTTTCTGCTCATACATCATTACAGTGGTTGACTGAGTTGGAACTCCAGCAGAATGAGTTAGCGCATTAGACACGTAAATATCTCCTTGAGTTTGGCTGACGCCAGCAGTAAATGACTGGTTAACTCTAAGACCTGTACCAATAGCAACTGGAGTCTGGCCGTTTAATTGATATACGCCCTGCTGCTCTTCATAATTACCATCAATCCAACGAATAAAAATTAAACCAGCATCTCCAGAATCAGAACTTGTTAGCCATAAAGTCGAAGGCGTATCGTTAAAAGTATACTGCCCATTCAAGGGCCATATAAACTCTTCTGTTGTTCCGATATCAGTAGCATAACTATGGATGTATTGAACCCTGTGCCCTGGTATCAACCCTTTAGACACCTTTAGAATGAAATCCTCAGTAGATTTTGCCTGAGTCTCAACCTTTAATCTTCGATCGTCAATAACTTCACTAGACATCAAGTCGCTAGGGCCAAAGTCCTGGATATTATATGGCGCATCACTCATCTATAAATCCTCTTCTTCTGGCGCATCCTGCTTTAAACACTCTCTAGCCTCAGTAGTCGATAGCTCCATCAGCTTATGCTCGCAAGTCGTCACATATCTAATCAGCCAGCCAGTAACGCCTTTGTATATTACTGTCACGCCCTTGTGATTAGGCCGCAGCTGGCAGCAGTCTCGGCCTTCGACTGAATCATCCGCCACTATTGAGTGTGTTTTTATATCGCTCATGCCTTTAATAGCTCCTGATCGACTGAATCCCAAGGCGGTACGGTTAGGTTTTGGCCCTTCCATAGCGCAGGCTCTTCTTTGAATGGCCCCCTATCAGCATCAAGACCATTAATAATAGTCGCGTTATTGCCGCTAGCGTGATCGATTATGGTTGCGCCTGATGGCTCATCTATTGGACAATCTGTGATCAGTGTTCCATTGTCCCAGATTTTTAGGTTGGCTAGGATGCCGTCAAATATGCTTGAGTTATTAGCCCTTCTGTATAAGTTGCTGATGTTTGTAATGTCATACGAGGACCAAGTGCCTGTCACAGGTGTGCCACCATCTACAGATAAACTCGCTACTGTACCAGTAAAAGAAAATGTGGCTGTGTGTAGCACTCCGTCATTATATGTACCACTAAACTGCACCACGCCTTGCTGAACGCCTGATGAATTGTAGCAAAATAGCCTTACGTTGCCTGAATTAACGTCCATGGCAACACTAGAAACACTGAATGTATCGCCACTAAAAAGGGCGACATTACCAGTATTTGTAGTTAGAAAGTCAATGCTACCAGAGAAATCCCCAGCCAATGTAATAGGCGCTGCGAACCGGGCGTAGTCTGTCGTGTCTAAGTTTCTGCGGAAGTAGCGGGTGATGGCTTCAGGTATCGAGGCTCTACGCTTCTTTCGATCCTGCTGCTTCTTGTGCATCTGATACGCTAGGCTGTTTACGTCCGCGTACTTTGGGCTGTTTAGTGATATTGCCATTTTTTGCAGCCTCAGATTTATGTTTGTTGTTGATTTTCATCAAGGTTGCAAAATCAACCTCTTGACCTGGTATTAGGCCGTCATTATTTAGCTTAGGTTCTTTCATGCTTCACCCATTCTTTGTATTTAGGATTAATGAACCTGCCATTAATTCCACTTATTGACATTTTAACTGACTTAGCCGCTTTACTCAAACTATCAAACTCACCATTAGGAGTCTGGTATATATACTGGGAAAAATTAGCGTTCGAATCCATTGCTTTCTTTGGGCTTATGCCAGCCTTAATCCTATTGGTTATGGTCTTGCGATCAATACCGTTCAACTCCGCCCATTCGGAAAGAGTTTTTATCTCACCATCAACTTCAATCAATCTATTATTGCGTTTGTTTCTGGCGTTTTCCGTTCTTGTAACCCATTTGCAGTTTTCGGCACTGTAGCCAAGATTATTGTCAACTCTATCTATTTGATAACTAATCTCAGGAGGTAGGCCCATATCGGCAAGAAAATTCTCATACGATTCTAACCATCTATCACAAACCTTAATGCCTCGACCACCGTAATCAGAAAAGCGCTTATCATTTGGATTGTTGCATCTTCGCTTCATTGCCTGCCATCTTGTATAGCAGTTATAGCCACGCGGATTCCTATCCTTAAATGACATGGAATTACCATGCGTCTTTTTATTTTTAGACTTCTTGGCCGCACTACAAGCAGAGCAGAATTTAACTACGCTATTGGTGACGTTATTCAATGTTGCAAAGTGATTAAGCCCACAGTCACACATAAATACAGATTTATAAGTGGATTTAAAACAGTCTCCGCCTGATAAGTCAGACATAAGCGTAAGGCTATTCCATCTCATTCCTTTTTCGTACTTCATAAAAAACCCCTATTGATATTATCTCAAGGGGTAATAGTAACATCATCCTAAAACTAAATCTAATTAGTCTTTAGTTGCAAATCAAAAATGCTAGAGGGATGAGCTTTCTTGAAATCACACGATCCCAGGAGGTTGCAAGCTTCAATTCAGCAATGCTGAAAGAGTCATCTGTTGGAGTGCCAGTTGACTGGAAGCCCAATGGATGCAGCAAGAAAGTCTCGCGAGTCCATAAGGTGCTAATACCGCCACCGTTGCCGCCTGATTCAGCGCGCTGTAGCTCAACTGGGAATTCAGCCATACCTTTGCCGTAACCAAATGCACCTTCGCCAAATAACACAGTGGTATATTTGAAGCCGTCAGTCGCACCAGCCGTAACCGTCATGCCATCGTCAACAACAACGCGCTTACCCATAAAGGTTGGAATTGTCATTGTACCTTGAGAGTCAGGAATAAAGTCGATGTCGTCAGCGTCTACCATCTGCTTATATACGGCAGAGTGAACAGCAATAGCACCAGTGTTATTAAACGCATCACCTAGAGTGAATGCTGCGCTGGTGAAGTTACCGCGTGACCACTTGGTCGCCGCTGATTGGCCCGCAATAGTTTCTGATGCAACATCATGAACCATGTCACCAGAATCGTTCGCCACGTTATCCGCTAACACACCGTCACAAGATGCAATTAAACGGCGCTGCCATTGGCGAGTCCAATACTTGTCGGTACGGTTGCGAATGTGCTGCATGGCGTTTTCGCCCATTGCTAGCTCACTTGCTAAGTCAGAGGCCGATAGCCCCTTGTTTAGCATCGCTTTGCGTGTGCTCTGCTCGCCTTGTGTAATCTTCTGAGCTGCTGCAATAGCGGCTGGATCATCACTAGATAGGTTTGCTTCAATAGCAGCGTCAATGTCGTTCCAGTATGGAAGTTCAGCCTTTTTACCCGGGCCTAATGCTAAGTCATCAAGCATAGGTGAGCGTAAAACCGCGCCAGATTCAAAGAAAGCCGTCTTTTCTGGTGAATTGACAGCGGGTAAGTCTTGGAAAATAGTAACATCAATGATGTCAACTAGTTGTGTAGTAGCCATTTAGGGCTCCTTATCGTGTTTGTCGTAGTGCTTCATATTTAGCAGGATCATTGTCCTTGATGGACTTTAATTCTGCTGCTGTGTGTTCGTTAAACTTCTTAGTGACAGCCCCGCCGCCTTGATTACCAGAAGCCCCGCTTCCAGTATTACCGCTACCATCTACTAAGAAGCCGAAGCCACTAGTTAAATGTTCTTTCAGTCCAGTCGCGTCAACCTCAACGCCGCCAATCTCGTAAATTACTTTGCCATCAACATAGGTTGCATACTTTGCCGCCTGCTCTGCTAATAGCCCCGCCTTTGTCGTATCACGGGTAAGCGAACCACTCAACTCAACCGTTGCCAGTGTTAAAGCGTCTTTGCGCTCTTTCTCATCTTTAGCAATGATAGTTTCGCGTAATTCTTTGTTCGTTGCTTCTGAACGCTCATACAGTTCTTTGAACTCTTCACGCTGCTTTAAACCGTCATCTTCTGACTGCTTCTGCGCCACTTCAAAATCGGTTAACTTTTGAGATACTTGCTTCTTTTCAGTTAGCAATTCTTCATTCTTTTTCTTCAAGCCTTCAGTTTCAGCCGCTAATTTCTCAGCCACTAAAGCCTCAACTTCTTCTTGCGTGTACGTTTTATCAGTCATTCAGAACCCAGTTCTTTTAGTGAGGCCCAGCCCCGTTGAATTTCATTATACACAAAAAGCGGCCAAGTCAATAGTGTGGCCATTTATTTGCTGAATTTTAGCTATTCATGATTGTGATTAGCCTAATGGATTGGGCTGGATTATGGTTAATTGACATTAATTAGGAGATAGATTATGGGTATTGATACTTATTTACAGGTTGCTTTTTGGCTAGGAATAATTGGCTTAGTTATTAGGTCTATATACGTGTGCGGCGAATATCCAAGAGTTCAGAAAACATCATTAGGACAAGATATTTTCACGCTAATTATTGCTGGTCTATTCTTCGCGTGGGTTTGCTTTCTTAGATTTGTCCAATAGTAGTGGCAATCGACCCATCGCCTTGGCTTGAGGCACACAACCAAAGAAAGTCAACCCTTCACATTCGCAAAGATGCCATCCGAGAGGGTGAGCTGCTTTATGATAAGAAAGGGTTGATTGTAGCAATTAAACGAAACGGCCAGTTATTGGCTGTATTAAGAGGTGATGAATAGTGAACTTAGAAGCAATCAGAAATACCCGAATGTGCACGAATGCCAAACCGCCAATCAATCACACAATTAAGCATAAGGAAGAAGCCGAGATTAAGGCCGAAATAGCCGAATTCAAGGCCTGTGGCGGCAAGATCGAGAAGCTAAAGAGCGTTGGCATTAAGACCAAACCAAGATCGTACAAAGAAGTTAACGATAGTACTTATGCGGAGTCAAAATGAACACTTTTACTTTTACTTTTACTTTTACGGATGATGAGGTTGCGGTAATAAATACAGCATTAAGAAGATACTCATTTGATGTTGAGGCTCATCTAAAGGAGGCGGACGACCTTGGCGTGGATGATTTCCTTATTATATCAATTCGTAGTGCAGTGCCAGTAACTCGCGACATAATAGAAAAGCTAAAGCACCCTAAAGAAAAGTAACTGGCTCCAATGCCGCAAGCTCTTGAAGGGAGTAGGTTTTCTTTATGTTGACCCGTTCCCTCACCTCTTTTGGCTGAAGTTTTAGCCAACCTCGATAACTAAGATTAGATGATACTTGTCCAGACTCACTGGCTCTAGTGCCCTCTAGTCCTGGTATAGCGTATTTCTGCTCGACTAACATCACTCTAAGGCTCCGGCAAGCCCAGTGAAGCGGCGGAAATGGGCCTTCATCCACTGTCCAAATAGTTTTATCAGCACTAATGCAGATGTCGCTTGTATGGCTGTCTAAGGTCGCTATTATCTGCTCGCCTCGCAATACATCACTATTAGCCCTAGCAGTTTGGTTGTGCGCTTGGTTAGACGTTGCGCTAATCGTAGTGGATACCAAAGACCTAGCCTGCGCCTTAGTTCGCTTATTGACAGTGCGTGAAACCTTGCGTGTTATCTCATCAGTAGTTTCACCAGCGATAAGCCCTTGATTGATTAAGCCTCTAATCTCTTGGGACTTCTTAACGCTGAATTGATCAATAGCTTCATTAATCGTCATCCGCTGAACTGCGCCACTCTGCTGAGTTAATACCATGTCGGTATTATTGATAGCTGCGTTTAGTTGCTCAATAGCTGGAATATCCACCTCAACCTTTACAGCACCTTGCAACATTCGAGAGTTAAAGCCTGCTTCGTATTCTGAGAACTCGCTAATATAGCCATTCAAATCTAGTTCGAATTGCTGGAATGACTGAGCCATTATGTCATCGATGTCAGCTAATAAGGCCTGAGCGCGAAAGAACTGAAAGTCTGTTAGGTTCTCACTAGACAACCTAGCCACCAGCTTATCGCGCATATCATTCAAGATTGGCTCTAGGTCGTTATATCGCCCGTGGCCGTATCTCTCAACGAATATTGCGTGTCTAGTGGTTGCGTCTATTAAATAGCCTGTAGTACTCATACAGGGCTAGCGCTCAAATTCTCATCATCAATGTCTTTATCAGTACGCTCTGCACCAACAATTCCAGATTTACGCAATACATTCTTAACGTCTGATCTAGCAATGTGGCCAGCGTCATACATTACATTGATTGCCATAAACTCTTGAGCAGTTAGCTTAGAGTCAAAGAAATCACGATTCATTGAATACACTGGAGCATCAACCTTCAATGCCTCGGCCATTACAGCCAGTGCCCGATTCAAAGTTTCTTCAATATTTCCAACGATTGTACTAAGTGTTGAAGTTTCAGAGCTGGCAGATATTCTAGCCGCCTCTGCTGTCTCGTTTATGTTGCCCGAGGTAATCATTCGAGCACCGATAGAAATCATCTGCTCTTCTTTACGAATCATTGCCTCGTTAACAGCGCTTGCAGGCTCCAATTGCAATAGCTTGGCATCATCGCCTTGCATTAACTTAATGCCGCTATCAGCACCCACTACAACGCCGTTAGGATTAACTTCTTTCCATTCTGCTGAGTCCATAGAGGACATAACAACCATTGTGCCACCCGAGTGAATATAAAGATTCTTCTCGAAGTCGGCAGAGTTGCGATAGTGACCAATGTTAATCTCTGCTATCGGCTCTAGCGGTATCTCATCAACTGAAGCCTTATTGTCTTCTGAGCCAGTGAAATAGAAAGGAATGTAATCAAGTCGCACGCCATTAATTCTAGGCTCTGAAGGCTCGCCAATTAACTCACCTTCTGAATCCCACAAGCGGACAACATACAAACCACCAATAAGCTGTAGTGATCGATAGCGTGTTACTGCTTCCTTTTCAAACTCTTCACCTTCTCTGGCCTCTTGAGTCACCTCTTTGAGCACAACCATTGAAAGCTGAGTTTTGCCATTAACTTTCGTTTCTTCCCAGTTAATAATCGATTCAGCCGTATAGCTTGCTGCAAATGGATGAACACCTAGATTTAACTCATCTTCACGGCTTGCGCCTTCTGGCACCGTTGGAAAATCAACCATCAAACCATTACGGCCAACTGTTTGAATCTCGCTAACCATTCGCTTAGCTACTTGGTCAATTGATACGCCTGACCCGTCAAAATCACTGGTGATAAAATCCAACTGGCTTGGCAAGTCTTCAACAAATGTAGGCTCAACACGAAAGGCGGCCCCAACTAATGCAGACCGAGTGCGACCAGTTACACCAAGGAATAATGCGCGCTTCTTATATGCAGTGTATTTATCTTGGTCTTTATCCAGCGCCATTGGCAAATATAAGGTGCCAGCATCTTTAATTCCGTTTGCGCTACAGGCTAGCCGAGTTTTGGCCCAGTTATCAGCCTTAGCTACATATTCTGTATTTGTGTATTTTACGTTAGCCATTCATCTAGCCCATTTATGTTTTCGTTATGTTAGCACATTGGTTTTATTTATGTTATGCGCCAAATCTTATATCTATTTTAGAAGCTGGCTTATGTATTGGTAGCTCGTAAGCTATCGGGTATGTTGAAGCATCATTTTGATGATCGTTACCCGCGCTCTTGTCAGGTTCGCCATTCTCAGCATAGGTTTGTTGCTCATAGCAAGCTGCAACATCTGGACATAACTCATCATTAACAAACAACCTTCCACTCTCAAACGCCGCATTGGTCGCGTTTATTCTATCCTTTACCGCTGGATTGGTTGGCTTAAATCTGCACTGAAAGTTATAAGGCGCTGACTTTAGTATTGATATGTCGGATTCGCTTGCACCACCCATGCGAGTTCTGTTCTTGCCTGAGCTATCAGGATAGATAATAACCTTATGGCCTTTATCCTTGTACCTAAGCTTTATCATATCAGCAACGGTTGGTGTGTTGTAACCATCTTTAATCTGACCTACTGCATGAAAAGCCTTATCTCTCAGCACGTAAACAGTAGCAGCCATCTTATCAATATTGAAATCCATTCCTATGAATACTGGCTCACCTTCCTGTAGTGTTTCTGAGCTTCTATGCTTAATACGGTCATAGGATCGGTAAATTGTTCCAGACGTAAGGTTTACAAAGTCCCCTTTAAGGTACGCAGTTATAAGCTGATCGGGATACGTTTCTAGCAATGTTGCTATGTAATCAGGCGGCAAGAACTCTTCATTCTCATACGTTGAAGCCTGAACCATTGAATATGACTTGGTAGGATTATTGGCGAATTTATTATAAACAAATTTAAACCCTTCTGGCGTTGTAGTTACGCCGATAGAGTTTTCCACTCCAGGTATAACAAGTCGCAGGCGGGCTACAATCTTATTCCATGCCTCATCAGCTTTCTTTGCCTTGAGCACATCAATCTCATCAACTAACGCCCTAGATATTTTAAACCCGACAATAGAGGCAGGATTATCCATTGATCGGCAAATAACAGTCCCGTAGTATTTGCCATCACGATAAATATGCACCTCTTTGTTTGATTCTTTGATGTCGCAAGTAAAGCCAAGCATTGCAGCAGCTTCTTCAAATGTAGGAAAGAAGATGTCCCTAATGGCTGGATACGTTGGGCCAAAATACCCCATTCTAGTTCCTGGGTGCTTACCAGCGAACAACAGTAAGTCCAAGCATCCAACAAATGTTTTGCCAGAACCAAACCCACCCACATAGCCACGATACTTTGTATTTAAGCCATTAAGGAAGATTGATTGAGGATTGCTAAGACTGAGCATTAGTTGTTTTGACTTCGCCCACTGGGTTTCTTACATCAAAGGTAATATTCAAAGACTGACCTTTTTCATCTTCAACTACTGGAGCATTATCACCCTGCATTAGATTATGCTCTTTGATTGCCGCAACACTAGCCGATGGATTTTCCATCTTCATGTTTCCGTCTTTATCTACTACATCACGAATGCCGCCAGATGCTATTTTTTGCAATAACTCAAGCTTCTTTTCCTTATTCCAGATGTGTTCTTTTTCCAGTGATTCGCGGTGCTTTGCTATCGCTTCCTGAATATCTGGTTTTGTCATGTTTTCGCTAGCGGTCTTTACTGCTGATTTTTCACTGTAACCCGCCTTAATCGCCGCCTGAGTAGCGTTCCCTCCATTAAGGATATACTCCTTAACAAAAGCATCTTGCTTGCCTGTGAGCTTAGTCATTCGAACCCCGTTCTATATGCTAGCCCTGCCAGCATTGACCATTTATTTCCTATATTCTAACACATTTACCCTAATCGTAAAAAAGCCCTAACTAAAGGGCTGATCCAATAAATACACCTAGCCAAAACAACAGGCTTAATAATCCAAAGAATAACAGACTGACCTTTAGCCTACTCACTTTACCACCTCTACCAAATCGCAACTAAATCGATATATTGAGCCATCACTACCGAGCGAGACAAAGTTATTACCACCTAGACACATATCAGTAATGTTCTCTAAGTACTGCTTATAATTAACGGTTAAGTCATTAGCTTTGGTTAGCTCAGAAAGCAACTTGTCATTCTGGTCCAGTGCTGCTTTAAGCTCTGCTTCGTGATTGTCGTCAGCAAGTGCGCTAAAGCTGATTAGTAGTAGTAATATGTATTTCATTTAACCGCCCACCAAGTCATCTTTTGCCGCTGCAAGTTTAATATCATGAAGCTCGCGCTCTCTTACATTACGCTGCCATGCTACATAAACATGAACCAAGCCGAACACGACCATAATAACTAGATACCAGTTCTCAGTCAGGAATGTCCCCAGCATCGTCATCACGTAAAGAAGGAAGTTTGTTCCGTTGTGACCTGTATTTAATGAATTCATTAATGATGCCCGCCGTTTTTATTATTGCTACCCATGTGCATAGAGCGGTAAAGCAAATTCCTACCATCATTAAACAACTCATTTAGCACACCTTTGCTGTCGTCCATGATACAAACGAGTATTAACTGAGTATAGCCAATAAACCCAGTAACCATGCCAACACTATTGAGAAGCGATCCTGTATTTAACAAAGCAATTAAGTTTGTAAAGTTCATTATCACGTTAATTGATGCAAGCAACCCAATAAGCAAAGGTAGTGTATTCTTATTAACTCTCCAACTAGCAAACCCTGCCAGCATCAGAATAAGATTAGCACCAGCAAAGAATATAATAATACTATCAATCGGAGCGCCACTCATACCGATAATAGCTGCAAAGCCTGTAATCAAAGCAAGCCATAAAGCCATTTCAGAGCGCTTAATAACAGCCGCTACCAATATCAATATAGGCAGCATAAATGCCAGCGAATCAATCATTACGCGCTCCTAGTTTTCTTCTTTGGCTTATATACGGTCGATTTTAACTTCTTTGTTTTCGTTGTAGCTCCGTAAAACGCACCAGCACCGGCAAGCTTTTTGTTTACTTTCTTTGTCGTGGCCATGTTATTTCCCTTTATATGAATTTACACCATTAACACCAAAGCTAGCTGTAAGTATTGCCCCGAACAGCGTTGTAATTGGTGTGAATAGGTCGGTTATTTTTACGGTTGCAGCTGCTATTTCATTACCACCAAAGCCAAGCGACTCAAGCCCAATTAATAACAGCGTAGTAATTAAATACAAGGTATATAAATCAGTAACCCTTTTACCCATATCTCTACGCATTAATCCATTAGGGTCTAAAGTCTTGATCATTAACGCTTTAGCTTCCGCCTGCTCTATATCTGTCTCTATCCACTCTTTAGCGATATTTTCTACAGACTTAACAGCGCCACCACTAAAAATGCTTTTGATTATACCAAGCATAAATACCCCTCATGTTTTGCATATATTAACATGAAGGGCTATAGGTGCAAATTAAGCTATGTTATATATCTTCCCAGTTATTAAGAGTTTGAAATCAAGTCAAGAATAAAGTCACCATCAAGCGAATATGCCCATCTAATTCCATTAATTATTTTTGCTGTCGGATTACTGCTTTTCCCCGACTCCATATCATGAAGGTGCGGTTTTGTTGTTCCTATAATATCCGCAGCCTGCTGTAGCGTTAATGAAAGAAACTTTCTTTGACGCTTTATTGTTTCGCCAAAACTATCCATTACTTACAGCCTATGTGAATATAATTGCTAGGATAGCCAAACACTAGAGGCATTTTTTTAAAATATAAGCAATTATTCCTCTTCTGTATTGCGGCAAGAATCACTATATGCATAAGCGATATGGATAAGAATCCAAAAATAATAGATAAACACCCAGTCAATAAAACCATATCAAACGTCCCACTCTGGTGAGCAAATAGTTACTTTATTCATCTTTATCGACCTCCTTAAATATATAATCACCAACATTGACGCGCTTAGCTCCTTCTTCCGTAATTACGTTAGGGTATTTAAGCGTGTTGTCTATATTTTCTCCTCCTATAAACATCTCGCATTCTTTAAAATTAGAACCATCAAACTTAATGCATTCTACATTACTTTTAACATCTAGCTTACTCATACTCGCTCCAGGTTCCATGCAATAAGGTTTTCATTTGTCTCTCTGCTCGTTCTGGCGTTTGCTTAGCCCATCGAGAATCCAAACCCTCGTGAGCTGCATCAGTCCAACAACCTTCTTCAATGGCATCAATCATATTCTTAAACTTCATTAATCCATTGATACCCATTTGATAGGCCATACTAATCAGTACACATTGACGGGCTTCATTCAGGTCATAGAAAAATGATAATCGATTAGATAGCTGAGCTGTAATACCCGCGACCATAAAATCACACTGAGCGTAAGCCGCTGCCTGACACATTGTCATACTCTCAAAATCATTAAGCGATTGATTATGACGGCCAATCTTCCAGCCTATGCCAATAGTCGGATAGCCTTCCGAGCAAACATAAGGCTTACTTCTGAATCCTTCTTCTACTTCTAGCATCTTTCCGATATTCATAATGACTCCATTCTTATCTTATAGTTTTTAGCGTTTATCTTTTCCATATCCGCCATTCTGCATAGTTCCAATGCTCTAGCACCTGAGCCAGATCTCATTTCTTGCTCTGCTTGCAATTCCAGAGTTTGAGCCTTTTTTGTGTATTCATTTATTCGCTTTTGATACTGATCTTTCATACTACCCCCTGACCATTGTTTGATATTTAACTACTTGAGCCTTTGCAGACTCGATGCCTGTGTGTTTTGTTATTGGTGTGCAGTGGTAGCCTTCGATTGTGTTATTTTCTAGCCCAGTATCAGCCAGCCACTCAGTGAATTGCATTCCGACAATTAAACCAATCATCAAAAAACAAAAATAATTAACCTTCATAATCTTTTACCTTACGCCCCGTAGAGCGCTGTTAGTTAGTTACTCTTCGTCTATGGCCTTACTTATTTCTTTAATATCCTTACCAGCATCAATAATTAACTGCTTTAGACCTCCAGCCTCATTTATTGAAACCACCGTATATCTACAGCTGCCAATAAATAAAACAAATACTGCTGCAAATACGATCAAGATGTTCTTTTCTATTTTTGACATACTCATAATCATTCTCTCTATAGTGCGGCTATGTGTATAGCCGCTTTGGGTGGTTAAGTGGCGGGGCCTGAGCATGTGCCATCTGGATGAGTTAAGTTATTTTCCCAGCCGGAGCGAGGATCATCTAAATCATTCTTTTCGCAAAACTCAGCAACTAGATTTGCAGCCTCTGACGCATCGTGCTTACTGCTGAATTCTGGCGTAACTTCTTTACGAGATGTAAGCCATCCCATAAATCCAAATAGCGCTTCTGATGCTGTTAATTTATCACTCATATTATTCTCACTTAATTTTTTACATAGTTATCATTAGAAGGAATCTCTTGCCTATACAGAGCTATTCCTAGTGTTTAATTCTTAACTTACTTGGCATCACATCAAACTTATCAGAGTACAGTTTTAATTCTTGCTGGAACCTATCAGACTATTTCTAGCCAATGGCAAATAAAACTCTGCTTAATACTGACCACGGTAAGATTAGGTCAATATGATCATCCTTCTAATCCGCTAACCATTTTTAACGCTTCTGGCTAACTTTGCATTATCCGCTTTCGTTGATAACGCTTGAGCTTTGTTGTGAAACTATCTTTTTGATGATGGATGCAATACGAGACACCACTACCTATACTCGATAATCTGAGTAGGTGTTAGTGGTCAAAGAATGGTTTATTTATATTCGAGGCATAAAAAAAGGCTCTTAATATAAAACAGACCGCAGCTTAGCGAGGGCGATTTAGCAGAGCATTTAAACCCAACTGAACCTGTTTTATATTAAAAACCCTTCACTCTGCACTTAATCATTCTATTGATGCCGCTAAACACCATGTACTAATTATACCGCCTAAATCCAAAACTGCAAACTTAGGCGGTTTATTCTAAATCCAGTATCCTCTTAGCTGGTAGTTACTAAATGGAATATCATCATCGAACGAATCAAAACCATTACTATGCGATGTTTGAGCCCCTATCGCTGGGGCTGGTTGAAATTTCCTTGAGGTGCCTGCTGCTGTTGCTGGCCCTGCTGTTGATATTGCTGCTGAAAACCACCTTGCTGCTGTTGTGGTGCCTGCTGCATAGGTTGTTGCTGGCCTTGCTGTTGCGGTGCGCCTTGATTATCACTATGAACAAATCCCAATTTAGCATCCTGAATAACCAGCTTAGGCTTATACTGACCAGTCGGGTCAATCTCCATCAAGATTCCAGTGCCAGAAACCTCAACAATCGCACCAGCAATCAGGGCTGATTGATAAAAACCAATCTGAGCATCTTTAGCAAACAATGCCGCTTCATAATTGGTGTATTCGTTTTGCTTGGTCTTAAAGTTGTAATTCTTTTCGCCTAAGCTCACAAAAAATGTGGTTCCTGCCTGTCCTTGATGGCTGCGGGCATCGTTATTTAACTTACAAGTAATTGAATGACTCATATTCTTCTCTCTTGGTTGTGCGAGCTATATGCCCGCATTGGTTTTAATAAATGCTTTGTATGCTGGGTCTGTGATTTGATCCAGCACTGAGTTGTCTTGCTTAACTGCGTTAATCCAACCTTGTGCAGTTTCATCAATAGCGAAGCCTGCCTGCTGTGGCTTGCTTACACTTGCTAGATTGCCGTCATCGTCTTCTGATGGTATTCCGCACATTGCTTGAAGTGCGTACCGTTTAGCGTAGGTTATCGCGCTGCCTGAGCCTTGAGGGTCTTTCTTAACAAGAGGCATCAAATATTCTGATTGCAGCCACTCACCCGATTCGTGCATCAATATAGTTTCAACACCTGCCGACTGACCATCACACAAAGGGAATTGAACAAATGACAATCCGTTGTTAGCAAATGGCTCTTTAATCACTCGAATCACTGAAGATAAGTCAGCGTATTTTGACTTAAAGAACGGGTTTGCAGCATCTTTAGCAGCGCCACCCATTTCTGACTGAGCTTTGCATAACGCCTTTGCTAACTCCATTATTGAATCCGACTTCTTCATACCCGATCTTCCTTCTCTTTTTTATCCGCCAACCAACTAGCCAGTCTAGCAGAGGCTTCTTCTGACTGCTTAATCGCACTTTCAATAACTTCTTTTTTGCTTCTTGTTATCTCACCACAAATATTTACTGGCTTTGACTTTGGTTTGCATAAGTAGGAGTCATTAATACTAACTACCTCACTAATAAGCACCTTAGCCTCAAGGCTATCTTCGTAGCGAGGGGGTGCGCTCTCCTTTCTAGAGTCAAAGTAAACTTCTCTAGGTATTGAGCCATACCTAGACCATAGGTATGCAATTCTTGCCTTGGCATAAGCTGGAATAGCCATCAGAATTCCAGCTTAACGGTATTGGCCGCCATTGCTGCGAACTGCTCAACCTTGTCATTTCTAAGCTCGATAAACTTAGATAGCGAAGGTGTATATTCAAGATTAGCCATGGCCTTTCTTCGTTCGCACTGGTCAATGTCATCAATGCAGCTATTAATACAAATATCTCGACCATCCTGAAGCTGAACAATATCACCAGCAAGTAAGCGATCTTTAATTTCTTTCGTGTACTCTTCTTTGGTTCTGGCCATTACCAACTCATCAATACTGTAAATTTCGCTATTCATTTTTCTTTCCCTTAGTAAGTTAATTTAACATTAGGAATCTGACCTTTGATTATCGCAGTAACGACAACCTTTGCTTGATCCTCATGCAGCCCAGTTGTGAGCAATGCCGACACAACCGCCTGATTAACTGCGCGCTGATTTTCTTTATCCTCATCACGAGCTTTCTGCTCTGCTGCCAGTCGAGCTTCTTCTGCATATTGCTGTGCAATCTGCTGCTGCTTAGCGGTTTCTATGTCAGCGAGGCGCTTTTTCTCTGCATTCTCAGCATCAATCACACGCTGCTTTTCTGCGTTTTCAGCATCAATTTTTAATTGCTTTTCGCGCTGCTCTGCCTGTTCTTTTTCAAGAATAGCTCGCTGCTCTTTGCGGATAGCTTCGGCCTTTTCAGCCTCTACGCGCTGCTTTTCTTCTTCGGCTTTAGCTTCTGCCAGTCGAGTAGCTTCTGCTGCTGCGCTGGCCGCTAGCTCAGCCTCGTAAGCGATGCGCTCTTGCTCGATGCGTTCTGACTCTGCCTTAACCTCTTGATTGAACTTGTCATCTAATAGCAAGGCCATTTCGTGATCAATATCTTTCTGCCTAGCTAATTCAGCCGCTTCAATTTCTGCCTGCTTAGCTGCTTCAATTGCTTTCTGTTCATCTTCCCAGTCGGTCAATGGCTTGCGAACAATCTCTTGCAATTCGGTAATTGTATCCTTAACAAGCTTTCGGTTTGCATCAATAGCTTTCGGAATTGCTTTGTATTCAGCCGCCAATTCTTTACCCTTGCCCTCAAGATAGGTTTTAGACTTGGTAAACTTAGTTACCATTGCCTTAACAGCATCACGGTTCTTCTTTACTGACAGGTCGCCAGCTACATAAGAGTTAGCCTCTTCCGTTAAGCGATCAAGTATTGATTCAACCTGATCGCCCTTAGTGAAGAATGGAACCAGCTCTAAATTTTCTACTACAACTAAATCCGACATTGTTTTCTCCTTTCGTTAATTTCTGAACTCATCTTAGATAAATCTTTATTCATTGGCAAGCATTATTTTACTTGATATTGAATATTTATTTAATTACTATGTAGCTCTACTTAATAAGGATTACCAAATGAGCACTAATGAGTTTGACGTATCAATGCTAGAGGCAGATGTAGCGCATGGCCTCGCTTCTATCTTAGAAGATAGTAAATTCGAAAACCTATACCAGCTATCTGAGCACTGCGGCTTTAAGAGTCGAAGCACGTTAACAAAGGCTTCTGAGTCAGGCGGCATGACAATAAAGACTATCGAGCGATTAGGTCGAGGGCTTGGCTATAAAGGCTGTGGGCTTACTGTTTCAATCAAGGTGTTAAAGACATTAAAGAAAGGGGTTAAGTAAATGAGCGTATATCAAGTAGAGGAGTTCTACATCTGCACGACTGGAACCAAGATGAGCGAAAAGACGATAGATGCTATTAAGGAGCTTTTCAGCAATGAAGGGTGGCGCGATTATGAATTTCAGAATGGCGGACAAATTTTTGTTGACGGAATACCTAGCGAGCATGAAGCGCTTGAGCTTGAAGAAAAAATAGATGAGCTACTAAAAGAGGGCGAATAATGGCTGGCAAGGGCTGGACTAGTAAAGAAATAAAACTTTGCTCAGCTGCTTATTCTGAAGGAGGCTTAGAGCAGGCTAAATTGGTAGTTGATAGGAGTATGTCCTCAATAATTACAATGATGAGTTATGCAGGTACCAAGGCACCAACGAACACCGGTAAAAAAATACAAAAGTATTACGCTGAAGATATTATATTAATGTTCGAAATGGCAAATTGCGGATTGAAGCATTCAATTATTGGTGAGTACTTCAATACCACTAGAGCCGCTATAAAATTCACAATCCACAATGCCAGGAAAAATGGCTTTGACGCATACCCAATGAGGGAAAAATAATGAGCCTAAACAATCTAGCAATACATCACGCCAATCGACTAAGCGGCCAGAATTCAATAGCGGCTATGTGCCTGGATAACTTAGAAAAAGGTGGCATTGATGAAGATTGCAACTTTCGTAACTCGTCTAAGCGCACCCGTGAATGGCTTAGCAAAGAAGGCAAGCCTATGAATGATGCAGAGTTTTTAAACCTAGTAGGCATTGGCCTAAAGCCTGCTGAGCGCTTATTTCTTAGATACAAAGGTGATTGCAATAAGATAATCAACTTTCACGGACGATCCAAGAAGCGAATTATGACGGGCATTAAGTATTACGACCGACAAGGCAACCCAGCCAAAAAATTTGATGTTAGAGAAAGAGAGTGTATTTCTCATGAGAAATTAAACGAGTTCTTCAAAGATAGAGACTACATAGCCGCGTATAAATTAATAGATCAATACAAAGCAGCTAAGAGGGCTAACAAATGAGCACACCATTAATATTCATGCTGATTCTATTCGTATCTCTATGGCTTGGCGCTGGAGTTATGACTGTATTTAAATTGCTAGGAAAGAAAGGTAAATCTAAAATTAAGTAAAAAATAAACCCCTTTAGATAAAAGGGGCCTGCCTAACCATTAAGATTAGACGCATCAGAAACACAATAATACATATGAATTGTTAAATAATCAATTCTTATTAAGTCGCCCGCTCAACTCTAGAGCGGGCATTGTCGGGCAAAGGTCGCACTATAGGCCCTGCGATAAAAGCCACCTCTTCCCACCACTGGTAAGTGAGCGAATCAATTATAGCCCATCTAAATTAATTCTTTTTATTTCTATTTAATTACTCATAAACCATTTACACCGTTTAAATAATGTATATACTGAATTCATCAGCTAAGGGATTAACCCGAAGCAACTGCTAAGAGTAAATATTATGATTTCATTAAACGCTACACACCTTGTTGCTTTCACTGCAAAAATTGAAGAGATCCAATCTTCTTACCGCGCAATAACTGACGCGTCTTTTAGCGAAGACTACGCAACCTGTTTCGACAGCCAGGAAAACGCATTGAATGAAGCTGAGTTTTCAGCTCTTCGCAAAATTGCCAAGAAGTCAGAAGATGAATTGCATGAAAGCAATTACCTTAAAATTAAAAACCTTAAGATTGCGATTGAAGAATGTGAGCGCCAAATAGCTATAGAGTGCGCACTGTCTTACCTGGAGAGTCTTCAAGATGACAAATAAATCAAGCACAGCACAAATGAACGACCGCAAACGCGAGGCTGGTTTACGCCAGACCTCACAATGGGTCGTAGACGTTCGAGGCACCGACCTTGAAGAATCATTCAGCAAAGAACTGAAAGAGCTTAGAAATCGCATTGACGGACTTTCAGAGCATTACCAAGCCAAGCTTAACAACTCACTAGAGGGGAAAGGGGAATGAATATATTATCACTATTTGACGGCATGTCATGCGGCAGAATAGCAGCAGAACGCGCAGGGTTTAACGTAGAGAACTACTACGCTAGCGAGCTGGATAAGTACGCTATAACAGTAACTCAGGCTAACTGGCCCGATACAGTGCAGCTGGGTGATGTAACAAAGTGGCGCGAGTGGGATATTGACTGGTCTAGTATTGATTTATTAATTGGCGGCTCACCTTGCCAGGGGTTTAGTTTTGCGGGCAAGCAGCTTGCGTTTAATGATCCTCGCAGCGCTTTATTTTTTGAGTACCTTAACATCTTAAGCCATATTAAGGCGGTTAATCCTAACGTTAAATTCATGCTCGAAAATGTGAAGATGAAAAAGGAATATTTAGACGTTATCTCTAACCTGTTAGGTGTTGAGCCTGTATTTATTAACTCTGCATTGGTTAGCGCCCAAAATCGCCAGCGCTACTACTGGGCTAACTGGGAGTTTATGGCACCGGCAGACAAAAATATAATGCTTGCTGATATTATTGACGAAGGTATTACTGATAGAGATAAGTCATTCTGTATTGACGCTAATTATTTCAAAGGTGGCAACTTAAAATCTTACTTTGAGAAGCACCGCCGACAGTTAATTTTTGAGCTTGCGAGCATAAACCCAAGATGCGTTGACATTACAATAAATAGCGATGGAGTTCGCCCGCACAAGGGTGATTGTCGAAAGTCTGGGATTTCTGAGCTTGGCCGCCTTGTTTTTAAAGATGCCCAAAAGACGTATACGGTAACTACCTCTCACATGCCTAAAATTATTGACGAGCTTGGATACAGAAAACTTACACCTGTCGAGTGTGAAAGACTCCAGTGCGTTAATGACAACTACACCAACCACGTAAGCAACACTCAGCGCTATAAGATGCTCGGGAATGGATGGACGGTCGATGTAATCGCCCACATATTCAACTCACTCCAAAGTAAAAAGGATTTATAAATGAACCCAATTGAAACCCTAAAGCATCACAACAAATGGCGCAGAGGTACTGATATCGAAATGCTAAACCCTACTGAACTAGGCAAGGCCATTGACACGGTTATTGCTGATTATGAGGCGTTGCAAAAACAGAACGATGAGCTGCGGGCTAATCTTGCTAAGTATGAAAGCGCACTTAATTCGGTTATTGATTTAATTGACAACTCAACTGGCGTGGCTGGCCTTCATCAAAATGGTGAGGTTGCAGAATGGGATAGTATTTTAGCTGGCGGGCATTTTGAGGAGTGGCTTATTGATTTAACCGAGGCTATAAATATTAACCACGCAAACCGTATTAAGGAGGGGTAATGCATATATCAATAAACGCAGCCTATCAATTCAAGCATATCTATTTTGAATGGCACCGATACTGTGGCCCGCTATTCTTGCGCCGTAAAGACTTAGAGCCTAAGCCCCAGCAATTTAGACCAATGCGAGACTATGCAGCGCTGGCTAAATGGCAGGCGATGAGTAAGGAGCAGCAGGAAGCTTTTAGAGTTTATTAATTTGGTTGGTTCCGTTTTGGAACTAACCCACACCCTAGCCTCTTCATTGAGGCTTTTTTTGGTCTGTAATTTGATAAAGTGGTTGCACATTGGTTGTAATGTAGTATTATCTAAGCCTAGCTAATTAGGAGTTAAAGCAATGCAAGCCACAACAATGCGACTCGACCCGAGTCTAATCGAAAGCCTAAAGGTTGAAGCGAAGAATGATAATCGAAGCCTAAACAACCTAATCAACAAAGTCCTACAAACTCATATTGATAGAATTAATATTGAAAAAGATCAAAAGCGATGCTTTGAAGAGCACATGAAGCGAGTTTTTTAGAATCAGTCCTGCGGCTAACAGGACTAACGCAATAATTAACAAGGTTATTATAACATGGCAAAACAAAGAACGTCATTTTTGCTTCATTTTGACAGTTTGGAAATATTAAATGAACTATCAGATGAAGAAGCTGGGCAGTTATTCAAGGCAATTAAGGCTCACCATAAAAGTGAGGAGTTGGCACTTTCACCACTTGTAAGAGTGGCTTTTTCATCATTCAAAAACCAGTTTGCCAGAGATGAAAAAAAGTACCAAGATGCAGTAATTCGTAATAAAAACAACGGCTCCAAGGGTGGTAGGCCTAAAAGCCAGCCTAACCCAAAAGAACCCACTGGGTTAATTAATAACCCAAACAAAGCCAAAAAAGCCGATAGTGATAGTAAGAGTGATAGTAAGAGTGATAGTAAGAGTGATAGTAAGAGTGATAGTAAGAGTGATGGTGGCAGTAAGAGATTTATAAAGCCGACACCACAAGAATTGATTTCTCACTTTGAATCAAAAGGAAGTAATCAGGATCAAGCAGAAAGGTTTTTTAATCACTATGAATCTAATGGCTGGAAAGTTGGCCGCAACCAAATGAAAGTTTGGAAATCAGCGGTATCAAACTGGCTAAAGAATAATTACTCTCAGCCTGCACCGCAACCAATCCAGCAAGACGACACAAGCTGGGCAAATAACATGCAGCCAGCATATCTTCCTAATCAACAAAAGGCTTTAGGTCATGAATAATATTTCACCAGAAGCAGCAGCACTGATTAACCATGTTTTTAAATCTTTGTGCGGGGCGAAACCGTCTTGGCGTGGAGGATTCAAAACAAACGATGATGTGAACGCGTACAAAGAGGCTTTAGCCCTTACCTTCATGGAAAACGGAATAACCACACCTGATCAAGTCTTAAAAGGCTTGGCTGAGGTTAGGCGAAATGATAGCCCGTTTATGCCGAGTACTGGCGAATTCTTAAAATGGTGCAAGCCTGAGAAAACCAATACTAGACCAGAGCACAAGCTGTTAGTCTGCGAAAATAAGCCGCCAGCAACCGATGAGCAGCGCGAACAAGCTCACAAGATTCTAAAAGATTTAAGAGATTCACTATGATTACCAACGAAGCAGAACGCCAAGTTATTGGGGCATTACTCGACTCACCTGAATTAATAACCAAGGTTCAAGGTATTTTATCCGATGATGATTTTTTAACTCCGCCAGCAAAGACAGTATTCCAAGCCGTAAAGAAACTTGGAGCTGAGGCTGATGTTTTCACTATTTCTGACAAAACAGGAATTGAGGTAAACCAACTATCAGAAATTAGCTTTGACTGCGTAAGTCCTGATAACGCTCCAGCCTATGCAAAGCTACTAAAGCAAGAATCTAACAAAGTTAAACTAATACAGCTTGCAAATGACATACATGAGGCGATAAACCAAGGCTCTGAGCTTAAAGACATTGTAGGTGATGCTAGCGCTAGGCTTTCAGACCTAAATCGCTCACACGGACGTAAAACGCAATTCACGCTAGGCGCAGCAGTTAAGCATTTACTTGATGATGTAGACGAAAGAGCTAATGGAAAAGGCATGGTTTACGATTCTGGAATAGATGAGCTTAACGAAAAAATGCCTTTCGAAGGCGGGAAGCTGTATTTGTTGGGCGGCCAAAGTGGTATGGGCAAGACTACAGTTGCTCAAAAGTTTATCGAGTCGCAAGCTAAAACCAAGGTGCCTACCTTCTTCTCATCCATAGAAATGAAAGCAACAGAAGTCGCCAAGCGAATGATACAAAGCGCTGGATCAGTACCAGGCAAGATGTTTAAGCGACCAGATCAGGAAATGGGTAATTTCACAGCAGAGTTAGCCACTGGCGTAAGTGCGATTATGAATCACAACGTAATGATCGATGAAGATTCTAGCGTAGGTGTGCAGGATATCATTCTAAGAGCTAGAGCCTGGTTTAATCAGCAGGAGGTATATCGAGATGAAAGCAGAGGCTGCTTGATTGTTGATTATGTTCAGTTGATGAATTACAACCGTGGAATGGAAGTTCAAGAGCTGGCATTGATCACTAAGGCTCTAAAAGGCTTTGCCAAGGAAATGAATATTCCAGTCATAGCGCTTGTTCAGTTAAACCGTGACTACCTAAAGCGACCAGCAGCAGAGCGCAGACCTATTGTTAAAGACATCAAGGGTTCTGGAGGGATGGAGGCTGATTCTGACGGCATTATTCTATGCCACCGTGAAGAGTACTATGACGAAGATACGCCAGACAAAGGAGTTCTAGAGCTAATCATAGGCAAGTCGCGCGATGGCGAAACAGGAACCATTAGAACGCTAGGGGAAATGCAATATTTCCGAGTCAAAGACATTAAGCAGCAATACGATTTTCAAGGCTAAACTAAAATAACTCAAGTTTATGTTGCAAGCTGATATGTTGCGTATATACTCAGCATATCTTAAACAAAAGGAGCGACCATGAAGAAGGTTATAGATTTTAAATCACTTACTAGTGAGATTCAGGCTTATGCGGATTTGCATTTTGAAGGTAATTTCTCGTTAGCAGTTCGCGAATTGATTAAGAAAGGACTAAGCCATGAATAATGCAGATATGCCAGCTATGCCGACAGCAGTAATAGATACTCATGTAGACGAATTAATGGAAGGTGGTGGGCGATTCCATGTTAGTAATGGCCTAACAAAGCTGGAGCACTTCGCAGGCTTGGCTATGCAGGGCTTGGTCACTGCTCAAGATGAAGACGGGACTTGGGCGCATGACTCCAAAACAGTGGCTTCAACTGCTGTTTCGTATGCCAAAGCCCTACTAGCTGAACTAGATAAGGTGAGTGATGATGAGTGATATTAAGATGAGTGATGTGTTTCACTTGCCAATGGAGTGCGCATCTAGCAAAGACCTAACGGGCATTCAGTGCACCGAGCTTGCCGATAATGATTTTTTCTTAGCTGATTTTAGAGGTGAAAACTCTCTTGAAGAAGCAAACGAAATGGCCGAAGCTGCCGCTCATGCCATCAACGCATACGACGCACTAGTAGAGCAGAACAAGGCACTAAGGGCGGCCTTACAGGATATTGTTGATAATTCAACATCAGTAGGAGGTTGGTCAGAGGTCAAGACCTCATACGTGTACGAAGCACACAAAGCCCTAGCCGAAACAGATAAGGAATAGAAAATGAGTGAATCAAATATAGACTGGGATAGTGCGCCAGAGTGGGCTGATAGGATTATTGGCATGCAGTGCTTTAGATACTGGGCGAATGCAAAGCGCTATGCTGAGGTCGGATTTTTTAAGATGAGTAATGGTAGTACTAAATTCCAGCGTGGAATGACTACCATTGGAGAATTCGAACTAATCGAAATGCGCCCAGAGATTAAGCCAGATAGCCGTATAAATATCATTGGGCAGAATGGAAATGACGGTGAGCATTATGAGGAGCTAGAGCGTAATAAATCAAAATATCATCGAGAGATTAAGAGCGGTGTATTTGTTGATGTTTACGATGTTTTACTGGCGTTCGGCGTGACTAATCCAGCAATGCAGCACGCACTAAAGAAGATGCTTGCACCAGGCCAACGAGGTGTTAAGGATACGATTCAGGATATGAAGGAGGCTATCCAGTCGATTGAGCGAGCCATAGAGCTGGAACAGTCGTGAAACTCGAATTCATAAAGCAGGCAGGCGGATTGCTAATGCCTGCCGATGACTATACAGCCGAGAAGATGCTTAAATTCAAGACTGGCTGTCAATTTCCTGTTGATATTAAGCTGCCAAGGAATCAAGCATTTCATGGAAAAGTATTCGCTTTCTTTCAGTTTTGCTTTGAGCATTGGGCTGGTGGTAATGAATGCCAGCATGAGTCGGTGCAATTCGACTCATTCAGAAAACAGTTAACTGTTAATGCTGGTTACTTTGACCAGGTATGGAATATAAATAAAGTTGATTTTATCCTGGAGGCTAAATCACTGTCATTTACTAGCATGGATCAAGAAGAGTTCGAACAATGCTATAACGCGCTAATACAGGCGGCTATGAGCAATATATTCAGGTCTAGTGATGAGCAGACCTTAACTAGGTTGATGTCGTTTTTCTAATGACACAAAAACGCTCACTTACCATGAAACCAACGAGCGAATTAGTGAATAGATTAATCTGTCGGAGTGTGTATAGTAAGCGAGTGGATAGCCTTAGCGGGTGAAAACTGGCCTCAGTAACCAGCTTCCACTTCAAATCTTACTGATAATTCTTAACTGGAGAATTGCGATATGAATATTATTCAATCCAATACTAACAAAATAAGCAGCGAAGACCTTTTCTATATGGTTTGCGGTGCAAGAAAAGAATTCAGCGAATCACTACCTAGAATGAATGATTTTCATAATCGTGTAGCTGATGAGCTTGAGGGTGACTACTACGAAAGCTTCGTAGTGCAAAATCCGAACAAAACGGAAACAACTTTCTATTGGCTTACTAATGAGCAGTGCATGTTAGTCGGTATGCGAGAATCCAAATCGGTTAGGCGTAAGGTTATTGAGAAGATTAAAGCTCTCGACACTGCGCAGATACCCCAAACCTACGCAGCAGCATTAATCGAAGCTGGTCGACTTGCTCAGGTTGCAGAAGAGCAGGCCGAACAGTTAGCCATTGCAGCGCCTAAAGTTGAATTTCACGACACTGTAGTAAATAGCACTCATACATTCTCAACCCGTGACGCGGCCAAGAAGATAAATCAGCGACCGATTAAGTTTGGTGAGTGGCTGAGAGGTAATGGGTACTTGTGCCTAAACGGTCGAGCAGCTCAGAAATATATCGATATGGGTCTATTTGTTACCCATACAGGCATATCTGAGAGTGAGCACGCATATACGCAGACAAGAATGACAATCAAAGGCTGCGCGTACTTTGCTAATAAATTATTTGAAATAAAGCTGTAAGAAAGGATTATTAATCATGTTAGCAATAGTAAACGTAACAAAAGACGATACGCAAGAATTTGACGACTACGAAGTGCGAATAAATGCAAAGGCCATTGGTGAATTTCAGCATAAGCGCACAATTGGTGGAGCTGCTCAGTGCTTAAGGGATGCCGCTGATGCTTTGGACGCAAACCCGCACTACCGAAGCGATAAGCTGCTAGAAAATATATTAGGTAATTTATTGGATGCTAAATCATGAGCACTAACGTAACAGTAGGTAGTACAACCCTGGTATTTATCGGGCTGAGCGGTAAAGAAGGTGACTTACATAGACCAGAACGATTTGCAGTGCCAGGTGGCGATATAATAACGGGCAGAGGCAATGCCGAGAGTGCGGCTAAGCGAATGGAGTTTAAGGGGAGTAGAGTATGAATAGAAAAGAAGCCCTAAGTGTAATTAGAGAAAGAAGCAACGCCAGAAAGATTGTTAGGCGATGCGAGAAAGCTTTGTGGAGTGGTGGGGATGGGTCGTTTGCCCAAAGGCAAGACAAACTAAACAAGGCTTATAATGACTTCAATACTGCTTCCGATAAGTTCCCAGAGGCGATGGCAGCGATACTTGGAAAATCAAATGCCTCGTAAGTGTAAATGCGGCTGCTTGGTTGAGTTGCCGCCCATCAAAGAGTGTAAAGACCGACTTAGTGAGAATAGATTTGCTAGCTTTAAGTGCTTGGCTGATTATGAAAAATCTAAGCGAGAAGCCAAAGAAGCTAAGGCCATCAAGAAGCGCAACACCGACTTGAAAAAGAAAGTCAAAGCTGAAAATCGAGGCGCATGCGCAAAGACTGCTCAGATTGCTTTTAATGCGTTCATTCGAGAGCGGGATAAAGGAAGTTTGTGCATTAGTTGCGGTCGAATGCCTAATTACTCAGACCACATAGGCGGCTCTGGCATTCATGCTGGCCACTATCGAAGTGTTGGCGCATGTCCTGAGTTAAGGTTTGAGGAGTTGAACGTGCATATTCAATGCGTGCACTGCAATATCCATAAGTCAGGCAATGCCATTGATTACCGAATAGGGTTAGTCAAGAAGATTGGAGCTAAAAATGTAGACTGGATAGAGGGGCCGCACAATCCCAAGAAATACTCCATTGAGGATTTAAAGGAAATAGCGGCCACATATAAAGTTAAGCTTTCCGAGCTGATCCAACAGTCCAATTAATAGACTTTGCAACATGGTTATTATCAAGCTGATGTAACCACCAACTAATTAAGCGATCAATCCAAATATGTCCGAACACTGGCGGGAATCCGTATAGAGTAGATTTACCCAATCTGCTCGATATGGTTTCTCGATGGCTACCACCTAAAACAGCATTAGCGAACTTATCGAAGCCTATCCAGATATGATGCCAGTACTCAGAGCCACTTACAGCCAATACAGCGCCAGTGGGGAAGGCTACAAACAACATGAATGCAGACATTCCACTTGCAGCTAAGAGCACGCCTACGAGCAGCCATGAGGCCGCCCATATAGTCCTTATTATCTTAATCATATCTTAGGCAATCCAGCAATAAACGATTCAAGAGTTGGCACTTCGCCGCCCTGCTCAATGCTAAATACAACATCTAACGCATAAGCATCGATAGCAATATCCCATTGAAGCAACTGAAGTGCACGCGCTCTAATTTCTGCATCTGTCTGGATTAGTTCATTAGAGTGTCGTTGAGCTGAATTCAAATCACTAAAATACAGCTTACCAGTTCCGCTTCTGCATTCAGCAACCACAATTGATGCCATAGCCGCAACCGCTTCTTGCTGCAATTGATCAAGTGTTTTGATTGGCTCAATGTATGGTGCTATTTCAACGCCTGAATCAATTAATTTTTGAGACTCTTTTTCGCTTAGTGTCGTAGGAATCCAGCCGTATGCAGGATGATCAATATCACAATCAACTGTACCTATAGCATTGTATCTAAAATCTTTCACTATGAAATCCTCGTAAAATCAGCGCCGTTACCGTCACTAACACTAGCATCGCTGACATTTCTCCATGTGCCTATTGGGGTTGATAGTGACTCAACCATCAGTCCTGATCCACTAATAAAAAAATGAGCAAGTAACGAGCCAGCAACATCTTGATTATTGAATATTGTAATACCACTGATATTCTTCAGCTTAACCCGAACACCTAACCCTGATGTTAATTCCGGCTGCATATTACCACTAGTCCAGTTAGTTTCTCCACCATCAAGGCCTGCGCCTTCCGGTGAAAGAACATCGCCAGCGCTTAGGCCGACATTTCTAGTTGATGAGTCGCCAAGGTTTGAGTTTAGGGGTACGTTTTCTGGAGCCGTGCCGGTTAATTTACTAGCAGCGTGAGAAGTATTGGAAAAGTTATTATTAACCTTTGTCATCGCTGTTCTTAGGCCGTCACCAGTATTGTCCCCAGGTGCCGCGCCTATTCCTATTTGTTCTATTGTCATGATTTAGCCCTTATCTGCTTAGTTCTTTTAATAATTAATACCCAGAAACCATTACATGGCTATTTTCTGACGAGGTACCTTCTTTTAGGAATGACACGCTAGATGTAGTTAAGCTGCTTATAGTCCACGATCTAGCAAGAGATACCCCAACTCTATTCGTACTTACAATTAATGACGAAGCGTCAGTGAATTGAATGGGTAGAAGCCATGTGACATTGCTGCCCGAAGGCGTAATTAGGTTTTTCCACTGCTCAATAAACCCATCAGACCATATTCTCCAGTATCCTGCCGAGTTGTTGCCTGACTGAGATATGTAAGGCCTATCCGCCAAAACCTTACCTTGTGCAGCCGTTAGCGCTTGCGTTGTACTAGTGCTGGTTAAGGTATTATTAAGCTGAATCGTTCCACGTTCGCTTGTCGTTGCTTGGTCAACACGATCACCGTCAAGAGTGCCACTAGTTTTATCTGCAATACTTATTGTTGGGATTCTAGCTGCATCAAACACGCCAGCCGTGACGTTAGTTGCTACATCAGTGCCTAGATTAGCTCTAGCCTCTGCCGCTGTTTCTGCACCAGTGCCGCCGCCACTAATGGCAATGGGTGCAACTTCCCAGATAGAGCCATTCCATAAATACATGATGTTATTTAGGAATCTAACTGAGCGCAGAGGTATGTTAGCCTCGCCGCCATCGCTAAACATACGGGCTAGCGAGTTTTGGTTATCTCGCAACTGAGACAATACATTTACATGAGTATTACTTACCGTTGGCTTATCAAAATCAGCAGCCATTTAAACGCCCCTTGCTGTCCAGCTAAAGTCGCTCGATAAACGAGCACCAGCCGAATCAAATAAATAAACGAAAAACTCTGTCGGGTTTGGAATATCAACAAAGTCATAAATTGCATACATTGCTACAGTTCCTTTAGCAGTGACTTGGATGCTTTGAACGTCAACGAAATCAACACCGAATAGAACCTGTGTTCCGCCAACGTCACCAGCTAAGGCGCTTCCTGAGCCTTGGTCTGTTCTTAGTTTAACATCAAGACGTAATCGAATACTATTTATGCGGATTATATCAAGGCCGCTTGCGCTTGTAATGTCTGCGCGAACCTTGACGTATCTGAAGTCAATACCAACAACCTCAGTCGCTATTTCATCAATATAGATGATTCCATCCTGAGAATAAGACAGCGTATATTGAATGGTCGCATTACCCGCAATAGTTTCAACATCTGGCGTTATTTGGATGCGGCTCAAACTAAACTCGCCGCCAAAATCTATAACCTGCTCATGACTTGCGCTTGATGGTGTTGGTTGTAAGTAATAAGGATAATTCTCTGTCAGCTCTTCAATCGACTGGTAATCATTATCACACGTTATTATTTCACTATCGCAAGTTACCGTTTCGTCATCGCACGTAAGCGGCTGGACAAACTCAGGAATTGCCCTGAAGTGCTCGTCCCATGTTTCCGTGGTATTTGCTGGGCCAATTAATGCCAATTGATCGTCTGAGTCGCAAGTAACCTCGATACTGTCACAAGTTATATCCTCATCATCGCAAGTGATGCCAGGTATTATCTCATTAACCAGATTAACCGTAGTTCCGAGACTTAGATTTAATAACTGGTTAGATAGTAGATTGAAATCGGGCGGCTGATCCACGTTAGCAACGATTGACGAATATTCGCCGATATTGCCCTGCACATCAACACCAGCAACCCAATAGCGATAAGTTGCCGACTCAGTTTCAAACACTGTAGTAAATGTACTTTTTACCGTGCCGATAACCGTTGCCGTATCCAAGGAGTCACCACGGCGAATTTCATAACCATCAATAGCAAAACTATTCGTTGCATCAATCCAGCGCAATAGCACGTTATTATCAATAACCGAAGCGGTTAGAGGCGTAACAGCTTTTGGTGGTAGTATTGTTATTTCTGCAATGATGGCATTTTCTGAGTAATTGCCAGTGGTATCAATTGCCTTTATAAATACGCGTTCAACTCCAGTTGGTCGGGTTTCCCATGACCAGCGCAAAGCTGTTAATCGCTGCAATAATTCGCCAGTTTCCCAATCAGTACCAATTCTTAACTCGTAGCTATCTAGGTCAATATCAGAAACAGGAAGCCATGATAATTCAATACTATAAGGTCTAATTAGCCCCACGAAGCCAGATACGTCGTCAGGTGGTGCGGTCTTACCTAGCGAGGTAAAAGAGAGGTCAGTAAATCCACTTGTCACACCTAGTGCGTTTCTAGCGCGAACACGAAACACCCATTCGCCAACTTGAGCATCATCAAACCTAAAGCTAGGGGCTGTTAGGTAGTCAGATAGTGTTGAAAATTCACTGCCTTGGTAAGAGCCTTGTAATTCCCAGCGCTGAACAGCAATGGCGCCATCCCAACTTATTAGCAAGCGGCTTCTAATTGTCTTTTTATCGTTAGCAAAGTATAGCGATTCACTAGCCATGATGTTTTGAGGCTTAGCAACAAAAGAGGGGTTTGGCAGGTTAACGGCTGGCGGAGGCGTAACTACTAAGGCATCACCCTCGTTCCAATCCCAAACTAATTCGCCATCCTCTTGAAGTGCGCAATCAATACCATCAAGCGCAATTTCCATCGACTCAATCCTGAATACTTTATCGACCCAGCCAAGCAAATCTACTGACAGTGTAATTCTATCGCCTACACTAAATTCAAGCATCTTAAATTTAAACTTGGCAGACACAGAAACGCCGAAGCGCGAACGCTCTAACATTATCTTGGATAGTCGGCGGGCGGTTGTTCCAGAGTTAACGAATTGAAACTTAGTATCAGCAAAGAGTATTTCTTTATCTTGTGTTTCGTAGTCTTGGATAAGCAGTTGAACGAAATCAACAATTTCATAATTTTGACTTGGATCAATATAAGTACCACGGGCCGCGTTAACCCTACCCTCAACATCACCAGTGGGTGACATTGAAATGCCCCCGATTAAATCAGACTCACTAAAGTTGAAATCCGAGTTAATGGATGGGTTGCTGGGTGCCTCAAACTTGCCCGGCACATAGATAAAAGTCCCTTGCACGTATTGAATAGAAGCCGCACCAGCTTGTAAGAGGTTCTCTAGTGGGCCTTCTGGTGCGTTTATTATAGATATGACACCGTTAGCAGTGTATCTCTTTTCTGTCAGTCCTGAGCCACTAGGTACAAGCTCATCACTTATATTTGCACCATCGATAAACGATTGCTCTAAAACATTACTGGAGCTAAAGCCGTATTCATTAGTAATGTAATCTCTAACGATAAGGGCGTGATTATCAGTGTATCCGCTGGTTAGCGTGCGAGGGTCATAGATGTCATCTTTGCCGACAACGGTTGCTGATATTCTAGGGGCTGAGCCGAACACCTTAGTGTCATAAGTAAGCTTAAAATAGGCGTATGTTTGGCCTAATAGCTTATGATTATTAGTCCATCCATCTGGAGTGCTGGCAACGATTGCGGCGTTAGCGGTTGTTTGCTTGCCCGTTTCAAATATAGCTGTTGCTTTGCCTACAAAGTCACCCTGCGCAGTAGTGCCAACAAAGGCCAGTTTGTCGCCAAAGTAAATCTCCGATATTGCGCTGCAAGAGTGAGCAGCAAATATAACAATTAGGTGCAAAGTGTCGTCATTAGTGCCTGATGATTCAGCGTACCGAGTAACGCCGCCAGTTCTTACAGTTCCGTAAACTAGCTTTCGTGCTGCGCCAGCATCATTGATATTAACCTTGCGGTCTTCATAATCTACTGGCGGTATATCGGGAAGAACCCAGCTTTTGAGCGCGTCATAAACTAAATTAAGCCCGCCGAAGGTTATTAGATTAAAACCTTCGCCAACAATAGATAGCAAGTCATTGGCAGCACCAGAAATATCCCCCCTACCTACCGCTCGCCCAAAATCACCAGCGCTATCAACAATAGAATCAGCAGAATCTGTAACACTATCCGCAATATCTGTTGCGCCTTTCTTTATATCATTCCATAAACCCATTAACCAAACCACTCCGAAGCGGGCCAAATAATATCTTGGCTTGAAACTGTTGATGCGTATTGCATACCCAGGTCGCCCGGGTATTTAGCTTGTTGGTCTTGATCACTGTATCTTTCAGACCGAGGGCGGCTAAGTGTTGAAATTTTAGACTTACATGATACCGTAATTTCAGCTTGCTTACCTAAAGCTATGTTTTGAGAGCTTGCACTACCCTCAAAGAACGATAAACCATCGCCGACTGAAACCCAATTTTCGTCGAAGAACATAACTCTAACCTGAACTGGACTATTAACAAAGTCAGCAGCAGATACGGCCGCAATAGTAGCAGGATCAACAGCGCTAAAGGTTAGTGATATAGATGAATCCTTTAAATCGTCCGTTTCTGGTATTGTGCTGATATTGCCAAGAGTTCCATAGGTGTAAGTGTCTCCGCCAAAGTCAATATCCTGCATTCCGCTGGTCATTAATATATCAAGCGAAGGCGTGGCAATCTTCACCAAGACTATCGGCCTAACAACATCAGCCTGCATTGCCAGCACCGTTTCATCATCAATAACGCGAGACATTTAAACAACCTCACTACATTCAATTGATATGGCGTGAATAATAGGCGCTGATAATGCCCATACTGGCGACTCACCAACTATTCGAGCCGTTAGCTTAGGGTTGGTAGTAATCACGTCAGATAAGTCGGCAGGACTCTTACGAATAGCAGGGGCAAAGGTTAGCGTTGAATTGCCTGAGCCATCACTAGAAGCATTGGCCGTTAAGATTTTAAGCTCGTTGTTTATTTCAATGTAATCACCAATAGAGCCTAATAGCGGTTGATTAATATCCCAGCCATTAGTAACTAATTGATTGCCAGTTTGCGAGGCTCCGTTAACTTTTCCAGCACCTAAAAATGTGCCTAGGCTTTCGCTGTCTGGCGGCGCTATTGTAAACGTACCGACTGGGCCATTTAGTGATGAGAATATGCCTTTTAACGCCTTGGCATCAACACCCTGACGATTTGACCAAGTGAACGAGCCAAACCAGCGAGAGCCTGGCAATTCCCTGAACTGCTGAAAGGCATTTAGCGAACTAGTAAAGGTCTGAATATTTGGAGCTATACCAAGACTAGCTGCGTCTGGCTTAATATCAATATCAACTGTCATCGTCTACCGCTCCGAACTGCTTTTGTTGTCGCTGTAATTATACTAGGCATTACAGATAATATCTCTGCCCTAACATTACCAGAAACACCATTACCAATTTGATTAACTACTGTTACTGACTCACCGCCGCCAAGCCTGCTATTTGGAGTAATAAAGCCACCTTGTGCGCCAATTTCTAACACTTCCGGCCCTCGCTCACCAACAAGCACTTTAGAGCCTGCCATGACTTGCCCGCCGTTCTCTCTTGCTGTGTATTGCTGCGCGTCAATCTGTGCAATTTGAACAGCCGCCAGACCAGCAGTAGCACCAATCGCAATTGGTTTTAATGCCGTTGGTATTAGCGGGTCAGCGATAACCGACATAATACCCAGTGCAGCAGACATAGCCGCTTGAGTTTGGGCTAATCGTTTATAGGTTTGAAATGACTCTTCACCGCCAGCTTTGGCAATCTCAACGAGGTTGGCCATTGTCGATGTTGCTGCCGATATGGTTGAGCGCTCAACAGCTTCACGATGCCGAACTGCTGCGGTTGTTATTCTGGTTTTCTCTGCCTCAGTTCGCTTCTTATCGGCAACATCCATTTTGTTGAGTTCAAATAAATGACGCAACCTGTCGCCTTCTGGATCTAGCGACTTGGAAGCCTTGCCGCCTAGTCGTTCAATGCCTTCTTCCTGTATTTTGTTTTGCTGCTCATAAAGCTCTGCCAATACTTCGGCATTCCTTATCCTTATCTTTTCAATCTTTTCTATTTCAGCGTTGTTTTCTGCTATCTTTCTGTTCTTAACGTTGAGTCTTAGGCGGGCCTTTCTTGTTTTTTCAGTTGATTCGTTGAGTTCGTTTATTGCCTCAGTCGATTCTCTTATTTGCTTCTTGAGAAGATTAACAGCGCCTTGATTAACTTCTAACCGGGTAGATTTTAAGCTATCCCTAACACCGTCAATTGATGATTGAAAATCATTAGCGGCATCTTCACCACTAGAGAAGGCGGCAATCAGAGGGCCAGCAATAGCAAAGCCAACACCAACAATGGCACCAACTACAGCGCCGCCAGGGCCAAAGGCCGAGGCAAGTTGCGGCGCTTGCTGCCCGAAGGCAATTAGCGCACTTGTTCCCATGGATAATTGAACAGCTAAATCTTGAACCTGAAACGCCACTAATTGTGCTGCGTTCTTAGCTGGCTTTAAGCTGCCTGTAAATTTACGAAGGCTTCCTTGTGCCTTTGGTAGGATAACAGTTCCGGTTTGCTTAATGGTTGTATTCATTAAGCCGACTTTATCGGTAAATACCGAAGTGGACTTCCCAGCCTGCACGCCAGCCATGGCATACTTATCTAAATCAGTTATGCCTTTTTGCAGGCCACCATCTTTATATTTGAGAGTGAGCGAGTGAACATCTACAGTCATGGTTTGCGCCTATTTTTAGCCATAGCTCTAATTTTGTTAGCTACTTCTTTATTCTTCTGCTCTTGAGTTCTTGTGTCTTCAAAGTATGGAGCAACACAAGCCACAGCGCGGCCCTTAACTACCCACACACAGTAAGCGTCAGACATTAACTTTATTGCACTGGCAGCGAATGAGGTTAGATTTAATCCTGTTGCTGACTTGTAGCTTTCAATCTCAGTAAACGTCAAGGGAGAAACCCCGCTATTCCCTACCATTGCGCAGCCACACTCATTCCAATGCCTGAGAATTACACTGTCACACTTTGGCATGTTATTTAACTGGCTATCCGCCCCAATAGAAGTAAGCCTGTTTTGCGTGGATTTCTCAGGCGTTGAGTGCAGCCAGCCTAAATGACTGGCGTACAGTTCAAGTGCTTCTAGGCGTTGACTAAAAAACGCTCTCTATCCTTTAGCGCTACATAAACCTGATTAGCAATCCAATCATATTGGAAATACAAAGCCATTGCAGCGTCCTTGCTGTATTCGATAGCCTCTTCTTTTTCAGAAATGCCACGCCATCCAGTGGTGATAGATGCCAGAGAGAAAGCCATCTTTCTCTGCTGATCATCTGCGCTTTGATCTACCTCAGGATTAGCCGCTTTAGCATTAGTTAACAATGCCTCGCGCCACTCGTTTGAGTCCTCGCCCTTGATGCTAATAAAAGCATCTAAAGGCTTGCCGTCAACAGGGTTGAGAAGCTGCAATTCTATGCCAGCTTCAGCGAACCTCTTAAAGTCGAATCCTGAAAGATCAAGCATTATACAATCACCTCAACAATAGCGCCTGAGATTACGGCATTAACCGAGATAGTCAGAACATTTGAAGCACTACCAATATTAATAGGACGCGATGCAATAAAGCAGGTTGTGTATTGAATATCGCCATCAGGCAGTGTTACCTGAAGAGAAACCTGCGTTCGATTGTCATAAGCATCAGTTAAAAGCGTTTGACCGGCTTCAGCAGAGTCGCGAGCAATAACGAAATCATAACCGCCATTATCCTGAACGCCTAAGAACTTTTCTTTGATGCCTGTTTCTACTGGCACAAATTCGAGGACTTCAGTTGTTCCGCCTGGTTCGCCAAAATCACCGACATTTCCAACAGGAGTCCATGATAAAGCAGCAAAGCCTGCTTGGTCGTGTGTTGCTGGAGCAGCAGCAGAAGCCGCTAAAGTTGTACCAGTTGAGCTATTAGCCATTTTAGGCTCCTTTATTTAAGTTATTTACTGCTTCTTTCAAGGCTTTCTCTGCCTTGGCTAAATTTATTCTTACCATTCCGCCGACCGCTTGTCGCGACCAGCCTTCGAATTCTACCCGCCTGACATAAGGAAGGTTATTTGTTAGATACATATCAGAGCCAATTTTATGACTTCTAGCCGATTCATTCACTCGCTTGATAGCTGCTGAGCCTTTAGCGCCTCTAGCATTGGTCGTTTTTGTACTTGGTGACATCGTAGATGCAAACCAATTATTTCTTAATCTACCACCCACATAACCAGCAGGCGGCTTTGACCTCCAGAATGACGGGTCACCAACCGGAGTATCTAAAATTATATTCGTGCTTACTTGGATAAAGAACCCTCTTGAGGTCTTTTCTAAATCCTGCCCCCTAAGTTCTGCGTACTGCTTAGCGAATGCGCCTAATTCAGTAGCGTCAATAGTTGCCATATCAATCCGCCGCTATAATATTATTAATTTTAACACGCCAATTAAGGCGCGTCATTATTGCACTCTCTACTTACGAGCCGAGTGTCGTTATAGGTTTAATTAATACATCGGCACCACTTAACGCCATTGCAAGCACTGCGCCTGTAGGGGTATCGGCGCTAATAAGGCCGTCAGTATTGACAGTAACGACACAAGGGTATTCAGTGCCGTCACCGGCGACATCTTTCACCCACACCTCGACGTATTCAATAGACGGTCCTGCAACGTAGTTACTCATTACGACATCAAACGATGAACCGCGAGTGATAACGTTACTCGCGATTGCACCTGACGCGGGTGTCAATGGTAAAACTGTTAAACTTACAGTTGCTTCATTAGACGTTAAGCCTGACGAATCTTTCACTGTATATTTAAAGCTATCTGGCCCTGAGTAATTCGTACCTGAGTAATTCACATTCACTGTAGTTACGGTTACATCATCTTGCACCGCACTTACAGCCGCATTTACTGGTTGCTGCGTAATTACAAGCGTTGACCAATCAATAGCATCATTATCATCTGTAACAAACGCCGCTAATGGCACTTGTTCAAACTCTTGATTGAATGCAATATTACGCGAGCTATTTACAGTAACAGGAGCTTCATTAACTAATGAATTAACCTGAACACTTCGTGCAGCTGTAGACACTTGACCATCGCTACCCGCACGACTAGCCGTAATTAATCGACTACCTGTAGGTAGTACTGAAGTTGAGAAAGTAGCACCAGTATGTAAAACCGTTGCGCCATCTTTCCATTCAATGCCCGCTGACAAATCACCCGTAGAGCTATCAGTTGCAATCGCTGTGAACGTGACTGAATCACCCTCATTAACAACAGCAGAGGCACTAGGCTCTGTGATAGTTACTGAGCAAGTATTTTGCTCTGAACGCACATAGAACTCAGTAATATCCTGATCTACTTTATCTCTTATTAGCTGTATCTGGTCGTTAGTTAGACCCATGCCACCTGTACCTAACG